GCCAGGCACAACTGGAGCCAGCCAAACAGCGTTTTTGATGCGTTTGGCTCCCAGTGTTTCAAACAGTGTGATTGGTGACTTGGGTGCTCGTGATCTAATCAATCGTGCTCAGTTGACACTGCAAACGCTCACAGTCAACGTGAGTGCCGGACGATACTTGGTGACAGGTATTTTGAATCCCAACAACATTGACTCGGCCAACACCACCTGGGCTGGCTTGAACAATTCGGGTGGTGGCTTCCAGCCCAGTTTCACACAGTTTGCTGTGGCTCCGCGATACTCAAACGAAACCACAGGTGGTGTGCAGGCAGCTCCGCTGAACACCACAGGTGGTTTTGATCGTGTGGGTACCATGGTGTCTGCAACTTCAATCAAAACATTTGCCAACTTGGTGCCTGTGGTGGTGTCAAGTGGTGGTTCGGGTGCCAACTTGACTGTGCAGTTGCAGGCATTTAAAACAAGTTATACAACCACTACCACAAGTATTTCAGTACAAAATCCTGGCACAGGATATGCTGTGGGCGACACACTTAAAATTCTTGGCAACGCACTTGGTGGAGCCAACACCACAAACGATTTGTTCTTGACAGTGGCTGCGGTGTCAGCAGACATCACCGGTGGTGAACGACTGTTTGCCATCCCAATTCAGGCCACAGGTGTGAACAATTTGGATCTAACACAGATCAAACAGATTGGGCAAAGTTCAATTCCGGGTACAGGTACCTACCCCAATGGACCAGAAGTGTTGGCCGTGGTGATCACTGCATTAAGTACACAAACCGGACCAGTGGGTGAGATTCAGTTGAGTTTCCAAGAAAGTCAGGCCTAAATACCAGCAGCAAGATACCGCTCCACAGTGTCTATCTTGCTTTGCACTGCTTCAATGTTCACAGTTGACCACAAGCCGGGATGCATGGGTCTGGGCCATTGACCACGATCAATCCAGGCATAGCCCATGTGTTCGTCGTTTAGCACCGGCACAAATTCATCCGCCACAACACACACCCAGGTGTTGTATTCAAACTGACCGTCAGATGAAGTGAATTTTTCCAAGGGAACCAGGCGTTGATATTCGGGCATGCTGCCCAGTTCTTCAATGCACTCACGTTCCATTGCACCCAGTAGTGTTTCACCTGTTTCTACCTTGCCACCAGGCAGCCCCCATGAACCAGGGTGTCGTGTGTCATTGCGTAGCAAGTATAGATAACGTCCGGTGGCACTGCTGCGAAACCAAACTCCCACTGCCTTCAAAGTACCAATCTCCAGGTACCCCCGGGGTACACACCCTGATAACTCTTGACCCAGGCTTCGCCAGTCCAACGGTATTGGATACTTGTGGTGATGTTGGTCACATACTGTGTGTTGTTGGTTTCTGTGGCAGCACGAAACACCACACGCCAGTAGTTGTTGGAATATTCAACAATGTCATTGGCCTGTGCTATCAAACCGCGACCGTTGGCGCCCACCCAGTCTGAAGCTGGCGTGGGATTGTCAGCAGAGCCTGTGTCTTCTGTAAGCAAATATCTAACACCTTCCAGCACAGAATCTTGTGGTCTTGGTCCGGATGCCAAGGGATTGATAATGGCATCAATGGGAGCCAAAGTGTTTTGTGGGGCAGTATCAATGTCAACATTATACAGCATGAATCTGTCATCATTGGGGTCTAGCACCACAGTACCCACAACTTCGGTACCATCTGGCTGTTCAAGACGTATTTGACTTACCCCTGGTCGCAACACTCCGTACATGCCCACCACTGCTGGCCACAACAAGTTACTGTCAGGCACAATTTCAGTGGGAGTCAGTTCATCATTGCTGGGTTCCTCAGACAAATATTTTTGTTGTAGCACTTGCAGAGTCATAACCCCACCGTTGTCAATCAACACAGTGGCGTAGTTGAAAGGAGTGATCACTGCTCTGGTGCCCAGCAACAAATCGCTGTTGGTGATAGCGTTGTTCAAGTCACCTTGTGCATCATACATTGATGCCACTATGCGTTCTACAACACCCAGTTTCTTGACCTTGGCCGGGCTGGATATCCAGATGGGCATGCTGAATGTCAAGGTAGCAACGTCAATGGGATTTTCTGTGCTAATGGGTATGCTTCTACTGCTCCACACAGTTCTATCCAAGTACATGGTGCTCAAACTGGTCCAGTCAATGAAGTTGTCTGTGCTTTGAACTTCCAAACTGGGATTGAACAGCGTGAGTATTTGTTCCAACAACTGTAATTTTTGATTGGTATTGCTGGTCCAAATATCCAAATTGATAGTGAGTTTGAATGGCACAGGCATTAAACGTTCCACAGTGAATGCGTTACCTTGTGTGGTTTCGTAAGTTTCTGTACTGGCATCATAGGTACGCTGACGCACATTGACCTTGCTCACAAAGTACGGCTCTTGCATGCGGGTTTGTTCATAGTCCAGTCCAGTGATGTAAAATGTCATCATGGGAGTTGACGGCAAACTGTTACGGCTGTTTTCTTGTATAATGGTTTGTGCATTACGGGTAGCATCTCCATAGCGCACAGGCACACGTATCAGTGCGGCAGCATTGACGCCGTCATTTTCGTTGGCATACTCTACTTGAAAGCCTGAAAAGATTCTTGTGAATTGCAACAAGAATCTGCGTATTTGTTCGTCATAAAAATAGTTTTGAATTTGGGTTCTCCCAGTTAGGTGCCTGGTGGCAAGAAGCCACCCTGGTCGCCATTGTCTGCACGTGGTCGGAGTATCTCACTGAGACTCTGACGACTTGGAATGTTGCCCAAGTCTGTGGTGCTAACTGTGGCAGTGTTATTTACAAAACTACTGCGCAGGGTCTTATTAACTGGACCGTTGTTGAGGTTGGTGCGTACATTATCTTCAATACGTACCCAGCGGGCACCATCATATCTAAACAGTCTATTGGGTTTGTAATCTAGTCTCAATGCATAGGCTCCTGCAACAGGATTGGGCGGAAATGACACACCAGGTGTGACAGGCAAGCCATTGGGCGCAACACCATCGCCGGTGAGGTAGCCCACAGTGTAACCATCTGCCTTGGGAGTAACACTCATGCCGCCTTGTGAGCCATCCACGGTCACAGTTTCATCAGCACTCAAACTGTCAGCATTGGCGGGCTCACCATTTTGAGTGGGCAAAATATAAAACTTGTCAACTTCATAACCACTGAGTGGTACTTCAGCATCGGCTTGTGTCAAGATAGCGTCATTGATGTCGTAATCTTTTTGTCGTGTGCCTTGCACATCACTGATGGTGCTTGGTGTGTACTCTTGCCAGAATGTGGCATTGGTAATATCAGTGTCAGCGGGCACATTGCTTTGTGCTTGATAATAGATATCACCGTAGTTCACAACACTACCTGTGGGATAGAAGTTGCCTGGATCCCAAATGTTTTCTGCCACAAACGGTTTGTTGGTAATAGTATTAAACTCCTGCTGATCCTTCATTGGTGTGCATTTCACACGCCACAAGTGAGGTAACCAAGTTTGACTGAAGCCCTCTGACGCAAAGTCAGCATCCTGAATCACATAATATCTAGGCAATGCTCGCGAAATTTCTTTGTTGAGAGGATGGTAATCTGTTAGGTTGGGAATCTCTATCACATCACCGTTCATGAGTTTGCGCCCAAATGTGTCAATCATGGTGTTGTAGTGAAAGGTCATGAATATGGTGTCATTGTTCAGGAACAGGCCAAATTGTGTTAGGTCAAAGTCCACATCTTGAGTGTTGTACACACCGCGCATGACATACACATCAGGATCATACACTCTGTCGCGATTTTCCAGCAACAACAAGTCTTGGATGTTCAGCACATCTACGTCTGCGTAGGTGGGCTGTGTGGCATCAAAGTTGCCAGAAAATGCTGAATCATCGCCGCCGGCCTGTGGACCCATGTAGCGATGGATGTAAATATCCAGTCCGCCAACAGTGTATTGTTCACGAATTGTGCGATCTAAAAATTGGTAATCTCTGGTCCGGTTAGGCCGGTACATACTTAATCTTGGCATGTTATATTTATAGTACTTTGGGTTTACCATTGTTGGGGTTGACCATTAATTCCCAAAATGCTATAATATGGACTTAACAACAAAGGAGCCAACAATGAGTGATTTAGTTACAGATTTGCACAGCGAGATGATCAACAGTGTAGCACCAAACTACAGCATCAATTATGAAGCAGAGGCTCTTGCTAGTTTTGACGCCTCGGGTGATGACTTGATGGAAGCACTTGAGACTCGTGCTACGGACTTTATTGCAGAGACAACTGGGGCAGATGTGCGCGAGGACTTGGGCGGACTCACAGTGTTTTTCCGTGGTAGTACTTTGGTTGCATTTTATGATTACGAGCAGTTTAAAGGACATGTGTTTTGACCCTAAGCCCGAAAGGGCTTTTGGGGTTGACCAAAAATTCTTTCTCTGCTATAATTACATATAATTTAAGGAGCCCACATGAATGCCACACGAATCGCTGTCAAGCCACTGAATCCCCGTAGTCCTGATACCAAATACACAGGGCTGGAACCTGCATGGCGTGTGCAACCCACAGACGATCGAACCAGCCAACTGAGTGCTGCCTTTTCCTGGTACAATTACTTTTATGGCAAAAAAGATGCACGTGAAATGCTGGTGGCTTATTTGGAACACAATGGACGTAAAACAGATGTTCGTGCTCTCAAAGGAGTGCCAGACTCAGCAATTCGACTGACCACTGCATGGGTGTGCCGCATGAGCATGGTGGGATTGGAACTCACAGACACAGAACAAGTACGATTAGAAGGTTACATTCAAGAAATATTAACTGCACGTGAGCCTGAAGTTGTGGTGGCAGAAGCCGTTCCTGCAGTGGCCAAACCCAACATACAAGACCGGTTGCGTGAAAAGGTAAGCGAATGTGCCGGTGAACTGGATGGCATGTTTGATGAGTTTGTTGTTGCTGGTGCCAAGATGAGTGCAGACTACAAGCCTATCATGGTGATCCGTGGTCTGAATGTAGCACCGCAAATGATTTCAGACATTGCCAACTTGTGGAAGCACAAACTTGCAGAGTTTGAAACAGTGATTGAAGGCAAAGATGCACAGCTGGTTGAGGGCTACAGCAACTTCAGCAAGATTCAAATGCGCAATCTTGTGAAGTTTTGCGAAGCGGTTATAAATGACTGCGGTGCGTATGTACAGATCAAGAAAGTGGAACGCAAGCCACGCAAGGTCAAGTCAGTGCCGCCTGAGAAACGTGCCGCAAAATTCAAAGTGCTCATGGATTTTGTGGAACTCAAGCTCAAGGGCTTGCCAGCCGCAAGTCTAGTGGACAAAGCCGAAGCCTGGTTGTATGACACCAAAAAACGCAAGTTGATCCACCTTGTGGCTGACAGTCACACACAGGCATTCACTGTGAAAAGCA